TTCATCAGGAAGAATACACTCATCAATAGTCTTTGGGCGGTATTTCTCCACCCACAGATAATCTTCTAACATAATATAACTCCATAATATCAAACGTAAAATTTCAATTCATCATTATGCGATAAACGTTCTCTGTTTTTTAACTTCTTTACAGTATCTTTAAAAAGATCAGTTGTTTTATCTTCCGGATAAATTTCTAAGACATCGTGAACTGTCCAATCATTCTTCATCATATTAATTCCTGAACACACTATCCAAGTATTCTCAAGAGTATAACCTTCAGATGGATTTATTTGATCTAATGAGGCTCTCCTTATACAATCCTTATCCCAAGATAATTCTTTACCACTTATTGCACACAATCCTTTTTGATACTCCCACATCGCTGTAATTTGATGCTCCGAAAGTAGGTGAGGAACCAATTTTCCCTTTTTCTTTGAACTGTTTTTTGCATTCTGCTTAGAAGCTTGATATAAACGTCTATTAATAAATCGAGTTTTATCAGCATACCAAGTTTCATTATTGTTTTTGTTATTTATACTTTTATTATTAAAATTATTAATGGCAGATGCTTGCTCTCCCTCCGGCAAAGTAAAGATGTCTATAGGTATAGTCACAATATAACTCCATAATATATGGGGGTGGGGAGGAGCCTAGTATAACTCCTCCCCTCAATTAAGTCAATTAGTTAAAAGTTGAAGTTGCCTCAGTGGCAATCCAATATGTAATCTTAGCAGAAGTGAACTTGGAGATACCCTTAGACGAAACGGATGCGTCATAGTCAGCGGGGATAAGCTTCAAGTTTTCATTCTTAAAGATTGCATTAAACACACGATCAGTCGTACCAATAGTTGCAACATAAGAGTCAGCTGTTGGGTTCTTGCTATCATACGCCTTCAGCGCGATAGTCATACCATCACCAACCACAGCAATTTCAGGTAGCTGAAGAACATTACCAGCACGTTGAACCTTCTGAAGATCTTCGTTCTTTAGAGTAAAATTAACTTCAGCATCAGGGAATGTTACATCCTTAGAAGGAGGAGTAGCAAACGTCGAGGCATCCGCATAGGTATATACTAGCTTACGCGAATTATCTAGGATGACTGCTTCCTTGTCATTCAAAGTCACTTCTGGCTTTTCAAACAAAGACATAACACCTAGGAAACGTGGCAGATCATAAATCGCGAAATCCTTATCAAAGCTTTCGTCAACTTCTGCCTTCGCCATAATAGTCTTTTGCGGCGAGATAGTACGAATTGTATTACCACTACGGAAAAGCATGCTAGAATTAATAGAGGAAAAATTCTTCAACACATCAAGAGTCACATCACTAAACTTCATTATATTATCTCCTTAAGATTTCTTACCAAGCTGGGACGGATCGGCTGTAGCGGCAGCACCAACAGATGCCAAGTCAGCAAGGGAACCACCGAACACATAAGTTCCAACATGCTGTAATTGAATCCACGGGCATAACCATACCTGTAAACCAATATTTCGTGCCCACTGACAGAACATATAATCTTCTGACAGGTAGCGATTAGAGTATTCATTACCATCTGCATCATGCATGGTATCATCAACATACTTCAACACATCTTCTTGTGAAGCATTAGGATTCTTATCATAGAACTTCCTAATGTCAGTACGAAGATGCGCATACTTGTTATCAATAAGGGCATCAAACAGACACATGATAAGGCGTGAGCCATCAAACGCTGCGGTGCGTACATGATCAGGCTTATATACTAGTTCAGGATATTCCTTACCCATCTTCTCTAGTGCTGACTTCTTAATCATCATAAACCCAGTGCCAGACTCTAGGATCTCAGCAGGTTCATCAATCTTAATTTCAGTCTTACCACCAGCAGGATTGAAAACATAATCGCCAACATACTTCTCTAGGTTGTTGACATTGTCATCAGCCATACCCTTATCGACAGCTAACTTAATCTTTTCCCAAGAGATACACTTCTTAGGATAAGGACCGCATAGAATATCATATTCACTTTCATCGGACTGTAACGCAAGCATCGTGATTACGTCATTGGCATTGAAACCAATATCAGAGTCAATGAATAGTAGATGAGTGGCATCTGAACGCATAAACTCATCAACGCAATAGTTACGAGCGCGAGTGATTAGCGATTCATTAAAGAGATAGTAGTAACGAAGTTCAATGCCATACTTTACAGCAAGGGCAGATAGATCATTAGTACTACGAGCAAACATGCCCGAACACATACCACCATACATAGGAGTGGCAATAAAGAGCTTACGCTTTCGTAGTTCTTCAACTGGTAGCTTGACTTCCATTATAAAATCACCTTTCTGATTTATCTTGTAAATTATGCACATGTAACTGAATGATAGCGTAATGAATAACCTTTAGTAGATCACTGCGCCAATCTTCTCTGCTACCCTTACGCCCATAACGCTGGGCATACTTGAGAACATTCCCGATACAGAAACCAGTACCATGGCCACCATCAATAATAAATTCAGTAGCCTGATACTTATTCTTTGAATAATGCTGCCCATAGGTAGCATCAATATATCTCTTAATTTCTTCTAGGGAATCGTCCTCATCGTACTTATATGCAACTTCCTCAACCTTCTTCATCATAACTCCATTGTATACTATACTGTTAAAATGTCAACCAAATGCTTTGTATAATCCTATTAACCCTATGGCTAATACTGCAGTGTTGACCACTGTTTGAGGCGTGTTCTTAACCCTGAATGCCCAAAGTAGGAACAAGCTTGTACCTACAGAAAATGTTAAAATGTTGTAGGGATATACAGATGGACCGATGGCATTAAGCGTGTGCCCGGTTACGATAAAACCTGCTCCTATCCATTGTATAGAATCGTTATGATCGTACTTATATAGCATCTTTTTCACTTTACTCATCATAACCCCATTCTAAAGCAAAGTGTTAATATAGTCAACAACAATGTTCTGTTCTTCAATATTATTATTCTTCATCTTCTCAGTAATGAACATCAGTTCCATGTTGGTAAGGATGTTACCAATCTTGGATTCTCTACCAGCCAACCAAGTTTCATTTTGATTGCTACCACGCTCAGCATAACGCTCTTTGCGAATATCTCTGTCGGTTTGTAGGTAAATGATTTTAGTATCAAACTTGTTAGCACAATTCTCTAGGAATGATGCGGTGCAAAGTCTGTCGCCTTCAAACAAAACGATAGCAGTGTCAGGTAGCGTATCAAGAAACTTAATAGCTTCGGGCTGAACAGCCATACTCATACGGTCTGTACCAGCAAAGACTTCACCTTCCTCATACTTACCGAGGATATAAATGTCTCCGTTAGGAAAGCCTCTATAATGATAAGGAACTAGTTTGAAATCTTGTTTAAGAGTGGTAGCATCAAATCTCCACTGAGTCATAAGTCTACGCATAAGGGTGGACTTGCCGGACCCTGGTTCTCCCATTAACGCAACTACTTTCATGATCACTCCATAAAAAAGTCTAGACCAACTTTATTGTTTTCAAACAATCCAGTAGCATCTAGAACATTATTGTCAAGGTACAATGCCATCTTACTATGATTTATCTTATTAGTCAACAGCTTATTATTTATGGTTTCATTTCTAGAATCCCAAAGTGGTTTCCAATCAATACCAAACCAATCATCCTGCTCACACTGCTGAATTTCTTCAGCCTGACGATCAAGATAGTATCCTAGATATCTACCACGACTTTTTCTAAATAATTTCTTAAAGGAACAAAGACAAGTTTCCATGTCAAAGTAATCGGTATTAGGAAACTCTTTGCGAACTTCTTCTAGAATCATATATGACTGTACGTCTAGATATGCCAGTTCCTCAGCATCAAGCTTCTTATCATACCAATCATCTTTACCTAAAGCTAGACACAAACCATTACGATGAGAGCGAGAACCACTATAATCCTCAAGCATTAGACTGTCTGGTTCAATAGGAAATCCGCAGCACTGTTTTAATGTTTGTAAATAAAACCAAGTTGAGTAACGACCAAATTTATGGAACTCCGTTTTGACTTCTTCAAACAAATTTCTAAAATTTAGTTTTGGACTTCCTTC